ACTGGTATTCCTAGTTCCGGTAAAAGTGACTTCGTCGATCAAATGGTCGTTGGGTATAATGCGAACTATGGTTGGAAGACAGCGTTTGCTAGTCCAGAAAATGCGCCAACTTATTTACATGCCCATAAACTAATGCGTAAAACGTGGGGTGATATGCCTACACGATCAGACATTGGCGGTGATAAATGGAAGCAGGTTGCAGAACACGTTAATGACAACTACTTTTTTATCGACATGGATAAATATAGTTTAGAGTCTGTATTACGTAAAGGCGCTGAGCTTGTTAAACGCAAAGGTATTAAATGTTTAGTTATTGATCCATTTAATAAGATTAGAGACATTGACTGTAAAACAGAAGATGTTAATAGATATACAATGGAGTATCTAACTAAGATAGAAATGTTTTGCAAGAAGTATGATGTACTTACGTTTATTGTAGCACACCCAACTAAAATGTATAAAGACAAAGACGGTCAAATAGAAGAGCCAACTATGTACAACATTAAAGGTGGTGGTGAGTGGTATGATGCTAGTTATCATGGTATATTAGTTCACAGAAATTACGAAGAGAAAACTGTTAAAGCTAAAATACTTAAAGTTAAGTTTCAAAACTTAGGTGAAAACGGAGCTGAAGCACATTTCAAATGGGAACCAAAGTCAGGCAGTTTTATACCGCATGTTATACCTGGTATGGCTGAAGACGAAAAAATGCCCTGGGATTAATGCCTCCGTATTGGAAGCCTAAAAGAAAATCCGAGTGGAATATGGGTACATATGAAACTACAGAGCTAGATCATAAAGCTATTAACTGGTGTATTAGTAATGGTATAAAAATAGCGCCGTTTGCTAAAAAGCCTGGTGAATGGTATATTGATATAACAGTAAACAATAAAACAAATCGATCACCTCATATATATGGTAAAGATATTATATGGGAGAAGATCTATGAATATTATAGATATTATTATGAGAAATACTTTCGAGACAGCAAATGAAGCTTACGAGTATATGCACAACGAGATCATTACAAATGGTATTGATTTTGCAGGTACCAAAGCTTTATTTAACATAGGGTTTACAATAGAAAACCCTACTGACAAGGTAATTACAAATAAAGAACGTAATTGGAACGAAGCATACGCGGCTGCAGAATGGGATTGGTATTTATCTGGCGATCCACGTGTAAGTACGTTAGGTAAAATGTATGGTAAAATACCACCAATATGGCTTCGTATGGCAGACGAAAACGGAGAGGTCAACTCTAACTATGGTTATCAATGGAGAAGAAACGATCAGCTTGAAAATGTCATTAACATATTAAAACAAAATCCTGAAACTAGACAAGCCGCAATTAGCATATATGATGGTAAAGAAATACATAAGTATGCTCACGACACACCGTGTACATATGCGGTACAGTTTACAATAGTACAGGGCAAGCTGTATATGTCTGTCTATATGCGTTCTAATGATCTCTGGTACGGTTTCTGTAACGATCAGTATCAGTTTGCATCGTTGCAAGAAATAGTTGCAGAGAGATTAAATTTGCCAGTAGGCACGTATTACCATCACGCGCATAATCTACATTTATATAACAATAAAATATAATTTATGTATTATTTATACCACATTCCTGGTAAAAAAATCGGTGTTACGAGTAATCTATATAACCGTGTAACTCTTATACAAGGCTATAAGAAAGATGAATATGAAGTTCTTGAGCAGTCAGAAGATATAGACTATATATCAGACCGCGAAATAGAACTTCAACAGTCTTACGGCTATAGAGTTGATAGTAAGAAGTATAAAAATTTATACACAAAATCTAATAAAATGAAAATAAACCCAACAGACCAAACGAGTACATTTCCTGTACCTGTATCTAAATTAAAAGGTAGACTTTTAGATAATATAGGTTTAAAATGGAAGACGCCAGAGTTTAGTTTTGAACTAAAGAAAGAGCATATTCCTTGGATAATGAACAACGCTAAGACCTCGATGTATAATAACAGTCGAAGCTACATTTACAACAAGGCTTTTTACGAAGCCCTTTTTAATCCAATACATAATCCAAAACAAAAACTAGAATCTAATGACACTTTTGATTTAATTAGAAACTGGGCTAATGAAAGAGGTATATATGAAAATGGAGATACTAAAACGCAGTTTGTTAAACTTATGGAAGAAGTCGGAGAGCTCGGAAAAGCAATTCTCAAAGACGATAAAGATGAGTTTATCGATGCCATTGGCGATTGCGTTGTTGTACTTACAAATCTTTCCCACTTGGGCGGGTTCGACATTGAGCATTGTATTAGCAGTGCTTACAATGAGATCAGTGATAGAACTGGATCTATGGTAAACGGAACATTTGTTAAAGATGAGTAATTACACAGTAAAGACTAAAGACAAAATCGTACAACAAGTTATCGAAAAGATAGATCAACGTAGTCTGGTTGGTCAAGCTAAGTACGGTGCTACTATGATGGGTGAAATTGAAAATCAAGTAAAAGACTTAGATAGATTTTTAGTTGATGTTCAAGAAGAAATAATGGACGCATTGCTATACATACAGTCAGCTCGCCACTGTTTGCAAAACGAGATAGAAGAGTGTATGTTAAGAAGAATCGACATTATAGGCCAAAATGGTAACGATGGCCTTCATTACGATATTGAAGTTAACGATGAAGAGACCTTATAAAAGAAGATCAAAAAAACGCGGGCCAGTACAAGCAAAAAAAATAACATACGACGGTATTAATTTTGCTTCTGGCCTTGAGCGTTATATGTACATGGGTTTAAAAAGAGCTAAAATTAAAAACAAATATGAAGGTGAAACTTTTGTATTGTTAAATGGATTTCACTTTGAAAACAAATGTTATGCAAGACAGGCGAATGGAAAAGGAGAATACAAAGACAGAGGATCAAAACGTATACTACCTATTAAATACACTCCAGATTTTATTGGTGACAATTTTATTATTGAATGCAAAGGTAGGGCTAATGAGTCTTTCCCAATGCGCTGGAAGTTGTTTAAGAAGCTAGTTACAGAACAGTTTCCTGAATATGTATTATACAAACCACAAAATCAAAAAGAATGCGACGAAACAGTAAAATTGATTCTGGAAAATCAAAAAAAATAGCTAGAGCAAAATACAAAGAACGTCAAATTGACAAATGGATAAAGTGGAGTATTGATGTTAAAGGTTACGTCAAGTATAAACATCTAGTGGATTTACAAGAACGATATAATATTAAAGTTTATGGCTAAGTTAGCTTTATTTAAATACATTAAAAAAACAAAGGTGCGTAGGCCTGGGGTCCACGCTAAAACAAGAAATAGTAATAACAAACAAAGTAAAAATTATGTCAAAAAATACAAAGGGCAAGGCCGGTAAAGATTGGTCATTAAGTTTAGGAACATATCCAGGTATATTATTTGGTATGCGTACATACCACGGTGATACACATTCTCAAACTGTATTTTACTTACCGTTTATTGATCTTGCTTATGAAGTTGAAAAGTAATGGGACTGTTTGATGAGCGCATAGCGTACAAACCGTTTGAATACCCCGATTATTATACAGAAGGGTGGCTTAAACAAGCACAGGCATTTTGGTTACATACTGAAATACCTATGCAAAGCGATATAAAAGATTGGAAGGAAAAATTAAATGATAAAGAGAAAAACTTGGTCGGAAACATATTACTCGGTTTCGCCCAGACAGAGTGTGCGGTATCAGACTACTGGACACAGAAAGTTGTCTCATGGTTTCCTAAGCATGAGATACAACAGATGGCTATGATGTTTGGCTCGCAAGAGACAATACACGCTGTAGCTTATAGTTATTTAAACGAAACATTAGGTCTTGAAGATTATGAAGCTTTTTTACACGAGCCGGCGACTGCTGGAAGGTTTGACAATCTGGTTAGTTATAGTGGTACCGATCCTGTCGGGATTGGTCGCTCTCTTGCTATCTTTAGTGCTTTTGCTGAAGGGGTTAGCTTATACTCTGCATTTGCTGTACTCTATAGTTTTCAGTTAAGAAACTTATTGAAAGGTATAGGTCAACAAATGAAATGGAGTGTACGAGATGAGTCGCTTCATAGTAAGATGGGCTGTAAACTTTTCCGCGATATGTGCAAAGAAACACCTGGTTTATTAGAAGATTGTCAAGAAGATATAGCCGAAGCTGCTAAAACAATGGTAGACTTAGAAGAAAAATATATTGACAAAATGTTTGAAATGGGTGATATTGAAAACCTAAAAGCATCTGACCTTAAACAATTTATAAGAAAAAGAGCAAATGAAAAACTACAAGAACTTGGCTATCGAGCCTTCTTTAAAGTTAACGTTAAAGCGGCTGATAACCTTGATTGGTTTTATCATCTTACCGGTGGTCATACTCATACAGATTTCTTCGCTATTCGTCCAACTGATTATTCTAAGGCTAACGAAGGAGAAGACTTTGAAGACATTTGGTAATCTAATGTCAGAAGATGAAATGTGGGACGATTTAAGAAAAAGAAATGAAAGAATCAGAATTAATAAAAATGAAAAGACAGATAGAGGTCTTAGGTTCAATAACTCAAACGTTAATGACAGAGCTAGACAATCTAAAGACTTTGTCTTTTGGAACGAGCCAGATAATTAAAAATATGCCTGACTATGAAAAAGCGATCGAAAAGCTTAAAAAGGAGAGTGCTAGAGAGCATGGTGAAGGAGAGGAAGTTGTCTCCGACGGAAAGACTGGCTAATAGATTAGGTTATATGGGGACTGGTTTTTTTGTAACTGCTCCCCATATGTTGCCTGATACACCAGGTGTAGTAATATATTTTTTAGCTGGTTTGTTTTGCACACCACAAGTTTGGGTAGCAAAGCAATGGAACTTAGTAATAGTAAACTTAAACGTAATGATAGCGTACGCGCTACTATTTTTTAAATAATGTGGAATAACGATTGGAAAAAAGGTGTCGACTATCCTGCTTGGGGTGACACCGATGTATATAAAAAAACTATAGCAGGAGGTTATTTATTACCATGGGAATCACCGCGTGATGCTTACATGCGTGTAGCTAGCACAATTGCTAAGCGTTTGTATAAGCCAGAACTAACAGATACTTTCTTTGATTATATATGGAAAGGTTGGTTATGTTTAGCCTCACCAGTACTATCTAATACAGGTACTGATCGCGGTTTACCTATTAGTTGTTTTGGTATTGATGTTGGAGATAGTATAAACGACATTGGTACAAAGAATTTAGAAATGATGCTACTCGCAAAGCACGGCGGCGGAGTTGGTATCGGTATCAATATGATTAGACCCGCCGGCGCAACAATAACAGGAAATGGAACATCAGACGGAGTCGTACCCTTCTGCAAAATCTACGATAGCACAATTCTTGCAACCAATCAAGGATCAGTTAGACGCGGAGCTGCAAGCGTTAATATCAACGTTGACCACAGAGATTTTGAGCAGTGGCTTGAAATACGAGAACCTAAAGGAGATGTCAACAGACAATCGCTTAACTTACATCAGTGCGCAGTGGTTGGCGATAAGTTTATGCGAAAGCTTGAACGAGGAGATGCAGAGGCTAGATCTAAATGGAGTAAACTTCTTAGAAAAAGGAAAAGCACCGGAGAACCGTATATCCTTTTTAAAGGAAACACTAATAAAGCAAATCCAGCAGCGTACAAAGAAAACGCTTTAAAAGTGCATATGACAAATATATGTAGTGAAATAACTCTACATACAGACGAGTCACACAGTTTTGTGTGCTGTTTATCTTCACTTAATTTATCAAAATATGAGGAATGGAAAAATACAAATATTATATATGATGCTATTTGGTTCCTTGATGGAGTTCTGGAAGAATTCATTCAAAAAGCTAAAGGTCTCAAAGGCTTCGGCAACTCTGTACGATCTGCAGAAAAAGGCCGTGCACTCGGCTTGGGAGTCTTGGGTTGGCATACGTATCTTCAACAAAATGGAATCCCCTTTGAAGGACTACAAGCCCAGTTTCAAACAAGACGTATATTTTCACAGATTAAAATTGAAAGTGAACGCGCGTCAAGAGCTCTTGCTGAGGTTTATGGTGAACCTCTTTGGTGTCGTGGCACTGGCCTTCGCAACACTCATCTTAGGGCTATTGCTCCTACTGTCAGTAATAGTAAGCTTGCCGGTAATGTTAGTCCTGGCATTGAGCCTTGGGCCGCTAATGTTTTCACTGAACAAAGCGCGAAGGGTACGTTCATTAGGAAGAACAAAGAACTAGAAAAAGTACTTCGTAAAGTAGGTATCAACGTTAAAGAAACGTGGGATAAAATCATGGCTGATGGTGGAAGTATACAAGATATTGAAGAGTTAGATAACTGGGGATATGTTAATGGTAAGCTTACGATTATCGAAGACTCAAAATCGTACGATCTAACGGGCTTTGATAAAGTTAAAGATGTATTTAAAACCTTTAAAGAAATAAATCAATTAGAGCTTGTAAATCAAGCTGGTATACGTCAACAGTATATTGATCAGTCTGTTAGCTTGAACTTAGCTTTTCCTTCTGAAGCTACACCAAAGTGGATAAATCAAGTGCACATGGAGGCTTGGAAAAAAGGTATTAAAACTTTATACTATATGAGAACAGAGTCGGTGTTGCGAGGTGATATTGCTAAACAAGCAATGGATCCGGACTGCGCTGCTTGCGATGGGTAAATAATAAAGGGGCGTTAAGCCCCTTTTTTTTTCATGCCACATTACTTGATGATGATCTTCGTTTGCCCATGCCAACTTTCTTTTTTGCACTAACTACTTTTGATTTTTCACCTTTACTCATTTCACCCCAAGATTTAGGGCTATCTTTACTAACTCTTTTACTAGGCCTACAAACTTTAGTATTTTTGTTTTCATCAGAGCCACAGACGTTTCCTTTTTCATCTTTCCACTCTTCTTTGAACCAACGTTTAAGAGCTAAACCTTTTTCAGTCTTTCTAACCTTCATAGGTGAAGACTTACGACAACTACCTTTTGATCCAAGTTTAGTACCAGGAACTCTTTCGTAACCGTCCCAACATTTAAAAGGTGAGTTATTTAACTTAAAAGCCATTACTTAGTATTTTTGAAAGTAAAGTTATCACCTGATACAGCTAGTTTGTCTATAACCTCTGTTTGTAGATCTCTTAGTAGTTTTTCAAGTTTGTCTTTTTCAACAACCATACCAGCTACTTTATCTTCTAACGCTTCGTTCTTAGCTTTTAGTGATTCTACTTCTTCCGGATTCTTACCTATGAAAGTATATATGACAACTGACAAACTACCGACGAGCATACCAACAATAACTTTAAATATATCATTATTGGTATCAGGTATTTCTTTGTAAGCTAAAAATAATAGTAAACCCATCACCATAGCAAAAACGGTTGCAGCACCTATATATCCTCTTAATTCTTTATTTTTAAACATATTATCCTATATTACCTTTTCTTTTTCTACATTTAGCTATATAACCAGAAGCGTAGGCAGATGGAAATACATCATACTTAGCTTTTGCTTTACGATAGCAAGCGTCTTTCTTTTTTAGTGGTGTTGGCTTTATTTCAGATTTTTTACCTGTCCTTGGTACTGGTTTTATTTCAGCTTTTTTACCTCTTACTTTGTTTACGATAGTATCAGATTTTTTTGATTCATCTAAAGTCTGAAAAAACATAGGAAGTTTATTATAACTTTCTTGACCCATCGTATCAATTTGAGATTGAGTATAAGGTACGGTTGGCACATCTTTAGGGCCTCTAAAAACAGAACCTTGTATTCTGTCTGGGTGTTTTGTTGTGAGCTTTTTTGTGGCTCTAGTTTGTTTTAATGGTGATTTATTTTTCATATCACTTTGTATTTAGTTTTACCGTTTTCTTTATAAGCCTTCAAACACCTGTTTCTATTAGTATCTTCAGATACGTAAGATATATGCACCCAGTTTGGGTTATCGTCGTCTCCAAACTCCCATATCATTTGATCAAAGTCTAAATTATCTTTAATCCAACTATACATTTCAGCGTTTGTTTTGTGACCAAAAGTGTCGTCTATATCCATAGCTCTACCTTGGCAATGTTGTGACTTTGAACTACCTCCAATAGCTTTGTTAAGATCTGCGCTCCTATAAAAAGAATTTATAGCTATAGGACCATTAACCCACTCTCTAAGAGGCTCAAATATGTTTTCAGCGATAACTTGCATATTCGTTAATTCGTATTGACTAGGATTATTATCTATACCTAATCTCTGTGCTGTTCTGCTATACACACCTTCTTTGTAGCTAATATGCTTACTGATTTTTTCCATTTAATTAAAAATTACTTGCTAAATTTATTTCATTTACTGCTTCTTGTAATTCAACCAACCCCACAGGAAGCGTAAGGTCAAGACCGGCTTTAAATATTTTTTCCATGCTACCAGACTTAAAAATAAGAACAGTAGGCACCATTCTAACCCTATACTTCTTTTTAGCTTGTGGTGCTTTTGATATATCAACTCTATAATATGATGCATTTTCTATTTTATCCCATTCGTTAAAACAATTTGCTTCATTAAATTTAGCCCAGAATTCAACAACTATTGTGCCATCATTATCATCACCAAAAGCGTTATCGTTACTTACAGTTTTATTAAAGTTACTGTCATCTATCCAGTATTTATCCGGAACATCTGACTGCGCGTACGTAAACGCACTAATTAAAAATAATATTAAAGTTCTCATTGGTTTTTTCTTATTTCGTATAAACGCTCGTCAATCTTTTTTAGATCTTCTAATATTTGATCAACATCTTCTTGTGTGTCCATAATTGTTTGACGAACCAATTCATCTTTTAAATCATATTCTGTTCTTGAGATTACTGGCTCAGGAAGTTCCTTAGCGAGCGCTATATCAGCTTGTAACGTGAAATACATTAAAGCTAGCGACACAACACCACCAATAATCATACCCATAGTTTTTAAGTCTAGAGTTATTTTAGTATTTTCACCTATTTGTTTTGCCATGACTATTTTTTAGCGTTGTCTATTTCTAAAGCTTTAACGACATATTTTAATTGTTCTACATCGTCTTGTAAGTATTGTATTCTTAGATCTTGTTTAGCATCATCAGGCAGCGCACCCATTTCGCCACGAGGCCATTTAATTCTAAACTCTTCATTTAACGCAACAGCATCTTGCATTCTAATTACATCTAACTGTAACTGAGCTATTTCGGCTGTTAACGTAAACCATACACCGGCTATAGACACTATACCTATTACAGCGCTTACAACAGCTTTTATGTCTAAAGATACTTTTGATTTTTCTGATATTTCTGCCATTATCTAAATGTAAAATTTATTCCAAAGTTTGAGTTAAATATTTTAGAGTCCCAAAATTTAGTGTACTCACCTTCTACAAATATACCTATTGACTTAGTTACTTTCCAACCAAACATCAAACCTGCTTGGTAATCGTCCCATTGCTCGCCGGCTATTAAATCATTATGACCGCCTTTACCCCAGCTGTTACGATGCAGGTAACTAAAATCCTCGTTGCCTTCCACATAGCTATGGTGAGGCATAATCCAATTGCCGTATGCGTGTAACCAAAAGTTATTTTTATAATGGTAAAAATCAAAGCCAACTATAGGTGCAATTTCAGCAAAAGGGTCTAGTTCAGACCATGCCTCCTGATTAAACCTATTCATTAAGCCACCAAATATGCGGTCTCTAAAGTCCTCATCGGTATACGCGACTATATTACCTTGACCATCTGTCCATAAATAATTATATATTTGAGATGTAGAACCATCTGGGTTATAAACTTCTGAAGAATAGAATGCGTCTTGAAAGCCATATTCATATCCTAAAGAATACCAAGGATTAGCAGGTATTTCTTCACCCGAGTATTCGTCTATCATTGTTTCATTTAGCCATATTTCAATTGGATTATAGCCATATGCTTTTTGATGTGTACGATATATAATACCTGCAGATATACTAAACTTATTACCTATAGGTAGCCTAGCTCTTACTTCACCAGACATATATTCAAATCCCACATTACCAGATTCTCTAGACTCAAATTTACCTATATGGTATTTACCTGTGTGTCTTACGAATAAACGTCTATTATCAAATTCGTTGCCGTCTACTCTTTGTTTTTCCCAGTGCAATAAATACTCTAAACCTTTTACTGCAGCTGTGGGTGCAGATAATCCTACATTGTTTTCTGTGCCGTTGTAAAAATTTGGTTTGCTTTCATAGCCAAACCTCGCTAACTTACGCAACCCAATACCAACACGATAGTTGTTAGGGTGATATGTCGTTTGGTCTATAACACGAGGTATGTCATATAAATTATCTGGGTTTGTTCTAACAAAATACTTTGTTTGCTCTGACTTAGCATTACCAACGTTACCAGCGGCGTATACGGTGCCGTATTTCAAAAAGTCATCATAAATGCTTTTAAAAAATTGAGCGTTTACATTGCTAGCAAAAAGCAGTAAAAGTATTAAAATTATTTTTTTCATATTATGTAGGTTGTTATATGTGTAATATTACACGTTTTTGCTTGTTACTTACTTTTTTCTTGTCTTTTTTCTCTCATTCTTTTCTCGTAGTCTTTAACAGTCTCTGTGTTTTTAGATTTTTCTTTTATTTTTTTTCTAAGTCTACTTTCGTAGTAATTTAAACTTTCCATCTCAGGATAAGGTATGTTAAAGTCATCTTTTGGTAGTAAGTTCCATTTGCTCCAACCAGCTAAAAACGCAAATCTTGTGGCATAATCAAACTCATCATACATAGCGAAAGATATATTTTCTAATTTTTGTAATAATCTATCAGCTGGTATATTAAGTGCTACGTTTAAATATGTAGCGTATGTTTGCCACGTTGGATCTTGTGGATATACATACCATGTATCTGTTAAGTCGTAAAACTCTTTTTTCTCTCGTATTTGATTATAGATATCCATTCTGTCTATAGCAAATAATTTTCTAGTCTTGGTTGACATTGGCGGAGAAACAGAACTAGCCAAAAGAACCATTTGACCAATTTCAGGTCTAGCAGCTTTAACTAAATCAAAAGGTCCACCAATAGCATCTTTACCAAACTCTCTGTAAAGATCTCTTTGTATTTGCAGCAACAAAGCATTTTTTGCTAGTATAGATGAAATACCAACTCTAGCACCAAAGTTTTTCAATTGACCATCTATCAAAGAATTAACTCCAAAATATAAAGCCCCTCTAGTTGTTTCGTCCATTCTATCATCTTCTTCATCTCCCAAATCAATTAAATCTTTTAAAGACACGGCGTTTTGTAAGGCTGAAAATATTATAGACTGAACAAAAGTGTAGTACGTTAGTTTAGATATATTGGTTTTTAAATCACCTCTGTTATTTATTATATCTAAAGCAGCTTTCTTTGATAATCTAGCATATTGAAATGGAGTGTTAGCAAAAGCAAAAAGGAATCTACCGTAACTACCAATCTGCGCACTTGCTATTTTAGATGGATCACTAGACTGCTGGCTAACCTCAGCCGTTCTTTCAAAGTCTACCAAAGCTTTAGCACTAGCATTAGCGTCTGACATACCTTGTTTTTTGTAAGTGTTGAATCTATTTCTGTAAAAAGTAGCACCACCAAAAGTTATAGCAAACGAGTCAGCAAGTCTTGTAGGTGCATAACCTAGCTTAAAAAGTTTAGCTAAAAGATCGTTATATGTTTTTGATGTTTTGCCCATTTCAACAAGAATATCAGCTTCAACATCAAACTTCATGTTACCCATCCTGTCTTTTATGTAACTTGTATTCATAAGCATAGACACGTCAGACCAAAACTGCTTTTGATTAGAAAAGGCAGCACCAGCAGCTATGGGGTTGTTATCGGTCCAGTTAACAAAGTTAATTGTAGAAAGCAACTGTAAGCTAGCAGATCTCATGTTAAAGAACATTATAGTATTAACAGAGCCATTAAACCAAGTCATAATCTCGTTAACCATTGGACTAGCGTTTTGGCTTTCATTTCTACCTGTGTACATCCTTTTAAGGGAGCTTTCTAGTTCTTTAACGTATGTTTCACCTAGCAAACCTCTTAACTTTTCTTTTATTTGAGGATCAAATATTATATCTATATTGTCTTTAAATCTTTCAAAAAATATTTTTCTTTTACCTTCTGCAAACTTAACTATATCAATAGATAAAGTTTCGTGCATTTCACCTCTATACCGTACCCAACCGCCTTTGTTATCTAGTATTGTTGGTAGCATTGCTGCAAGCATCAAAAGCTTTTCATCTGACTTTATATAGTCTAATGAAGCTTGTATTTCTTTTGGGCTTAATATAGAAGGATCTATATCAGCTCCTTGTGTAGAAAACAAATAAGCTCTAACTATTTGATCTTTAGTAAACGGTTTACCTAGTATGTCTACTGTTTCTTTAAGTGTTTTAGCTGTAATACCAACATCACCAAGTAATCTATTAAAGTTAGCGTTTAAGTTTTGCTGAAAAACTCTATACTGCTCTTTAGCTTCAAAATAAGGATTCATCACTCTTTCTTTTATAAACTCTTGAGCGGCTTCACCTTTTTTACCTTCTGGCGTGAAAGCATATGTTAAACCTACAAAGTCTTCTAGTTGATAAGGAACATATAGATTGCTAAAGTTAAGTCCAGCTTTTCTACGCATGTTTCTTGCAGCAGCGTTAGATAATACTTCATTGGCTTTTATTTTACCTTTTGATTTCTGCTCAATGATCTCACTCATTTTTCCCTTCATACCAACCAACTGAGCTCTTGAGCCTGAATCACTCATTAAGCTTTTTATTTGATTGTTTATTTTATTATCAAAAGACAAGTCAAAAGCTTCGTTGTTTAGTATTATATAGCCAAAGCTACCATCAGCTTTAGGATATGTTATTGAAGTATAACCTTCAGACACTAAAGTTTCTCTTATACCACTAGCGCTAGCATCTTTTTCTACTTGCTTTTTTGTTAATATGTTATTATCAACTAACCATTTAGCAAAATAACTACCATCTTCGTCTGGTATTCTAGACATAGCAACATCATAACCTTTTAACTCTATATCTAAAGATCTCATTATGCTAAATCCACCATTCCAAGAAAACTCTTTAGGCACAAATAAGTTTCCAGCTGAGCTAATTTTAACTCTTACACTAACATCACCATCCGATTTAACATTTGATAGTTGTAAGCCTTCATTGTTAAGTTTATACTTACCATCAACCTTAGTGTCTTCGTCTGTTGGGGTATGGTATAAATCTATAGCAGCGTAAGCATTACCAACTCTTATCATGTCTAAAACATCATTTCTAAATCGATTTAATGGTTGAGACTTGTAATCTATTATCTCGTTGTTTTTAATGTCTTCTAATACGTTCATAGCAGCGCTAGAGCTTAAACCGTTGTAGTTAGCGCTGTCTATGACTAACTGTGCTCTTGACCCTGGTCTTCTTGAACCATCAAACCTGTCAATTTGTCTTTGTATACTCTCGATGTAATCATTATCTATAAGAGTACCTAACAAGTCTTGTTTTTGTTTAAATAAATCTAAAAACTCAACATCGTTTTCTAGCATCCAGCTTATTTGATCTAAGCCAGCTTCTCTAGCTATTATTTCTGCTAAAGTATCTTTTCTAGTACCTTGTGTAGAAGGATTTACTAATTCACCAAAAAAGAATTTTATAAACTCTTCTTGATTAACTATTCTCTTTTTAGCTTTACCTCTACCCTTACCAGTCAAGTCTTCCAATCTACTATCTCTAACCTGCTTACCGTCTTTAGTTATTTTAAATATAAAAGGATTTGGTATGCCAGCCGCTTTCTCTTGTTTAGTTCTAGATGTAAGTCTGGTATTTATAACGTCAAAACCTATTATAGAATATATATCTTCCCAGTTTTGCTGCATAAACTCTCTATACGTTTGCCCTTTGTAGTTTTTCTTTACTTTACTACCCAATACATTTGTTTGAATATAAGGCTTTAGCATTACTTCAAGAGCATCGCCAAGTTGTTTTTTAAGATTAACACCTGAATCACCTTTAAAAGTTGATAAAACTTTTTTAGCAGCCTCTCTTATTTCTGCTTTAATTTCTGGCGTGAAAGCTAAAACTTCATCTACTATTACACCTTGTTGTTCGATGTATTCTTCATTACTAAAATTACCATAATCAGGTGTATAACCAAGTTGAGCGCTACCTATACTAGCTGTAGCATCACCCATAAACATCATAGACTTATCACCTATAAGTTTTTTAAGTATAGCTCCTTGTCTCTTAGGTAAGTTATCTTTTAAATAAAAGTTCCACGGTGCTAATGTACCTTCTGCTTTCTTTTTGTTATATGTCTTTTCGTAAGAATCGATCATCTTCAAGGCTTCAAGCTGCATTGCTTGCGCGTAATCTTCAGCTGTTAGATTGCTTTCTATATTTGGATTAAATGTTTTTCTTATAATGTTTATAATAGTACCTTGATTGTCTTCGTATATTTTATTTTTTAAAGCTGTTTTGTCAGATTCTTTAGTAGCTGGATCCATAAGCTCACTCCAATTGAGCTCATTTTTTCTTGTAATATCTTTTGCTTTTTTAGATAAACCAGGAGCAAACTTTAAGTTTTCTGCTAGCTCTTTTTCTTCTATTATTTGAGCACTTATAGCTTTTATCTTATCTACGTTTTCCTGTATTTTTTTAGCGGCAGAAGCGTTAGTACGCATCATAGGTGCTAAAATCTTATTCTCATCTACTAAAAGCTTCTTCTGCTGCTCTAAGCTTATTTGAGCTCTAGACTTTTTTTCGCCATCAATATCAGTACCACTTTTTATTACTATAGGTGCATTTTTACCTAAAAATTTGTTATAATTTTTAAGAAAGCCTAGCACAGAATTAGCATCGTTGTAGTTTACATTTAATCCTGTGTTATCGTTTATAATTTTTGAAATAGATTCACCAAAGTCTATAAACATTCTTTGAAATGGAGATTTAGGTTTTAAAGCTTTAAAAGTTTGTAGCACATCACCTAAACCAGCTAAAAACTCTTGGTTTAAATAGTCTCTAGATATTTTTGGATCTTTTTTTACATATTCCACCATCATGGTTTCAACAATCTCTAAAACCGCATTAGTTTCGATGTCTCCAGAATTACGCATGTCGTTTTTTAACTTAGATACAACACCATCTAACACTTTTGGGTCAACGGTATCTAATATAAAGTGATTAACCTCGTGACTAGCCGCAAAAGCAGATCGTAAACTAAAATCGTTTTGTCTAGTGGAATTATCGATTTGCTCATTTATTGTTTGTTTCACAACAAAAGCTGGCACTATATCTTCACCTTTGTATCTTATAGTCTGTCCAGGCGCTAAAGCTGCTCCTGAGGCCCCACCATTTAGTAACCCTTCAATATTTGCGTCTACTTTTATTTTGTATCTTTTTACAAATGCAGCTGCTTCTTTTCTAGTTCTAAATGTAATAAGTTGTTTATCAGCTAATTCACCTTCTTTTGTTTGATTAATTCTATTAGAAGCTCTGCTTATATCTTTACTAGCATTGTCTTTCTGCTTTGCTTTATTAAGTTCAAATTTAGCATCTGCAAGTCTTTCTTTTTGATTATTAACCTCTGCCTCTCTAAACTCAATATCTTGATCTGTAGCAGAAGGGTTGTTTTTTGCTTGCTTTAGGTTGTCTAGCGCTGTGTCAAGTTTAACTTGTTCATCAACAACAGCGTCTGTAACGTCAAATGCTTGTTGCCTGTTATTTTCAGAAACATTGTAAACATCGTTATCAACTATAACATCTCTTTTAGCGTTGGCTTTGTTAACTTTATCAATGGCTTCTTGTTTTGTTATATTGCCATCTTTAAGATCTTGTTTTATTTTTTGTTTTTCTAGTTTAATTAAATTTAGTATGTGATTTTTATTTTTAAATCTAGAGTATTGTAAACCAATACCATCTGTTAGATAATTATAAGAAGATCTACTCTTACCTAAACCGAAAAATATTAATGAACTAAGAAAACCTTGACCAGCGCCTTCTTTTATTCTTTTTGGATCAAAATCATAATAGCCAGTGCTTCTACCAACTCCAAACATAGATACAATCTCTTGCGTTGCTTCTGTAAGACTTTCAGACATTGACACTTTTAAAGCATCTGCTAATAAATCCTTACCACCAGACTTTTTTACAGCTTTTCTAAATTCACCTCTAAGTAAAGATCTCCAAGCATCTCTAGGTATAGCTTTGCCAGATTTTGTAACAATAAACAAAGATGAAGCAAAGTCAAGGCCAGCGTTAACAATTCCAGCTTTTATAGCTGTATCAGGATCATCTTCACCTGCATCAATTATTTCTAAAAGCATTTGAGCTTTTTCTTCGCGACTAGCCATACCCCAAGCAAGAACACCGTATTTTTCTTCAGCTATTTTGTATATTGACTCTGTGTATACGCCACCAGCTTCCTGCATATAAGTACCACCACCAAGAGTTAAAATAGCTTGCGCCATCTGAGGTAGTTGCTCACCAGTCATTCTTTTTATATCTGACCAGGTAATGCCGTCTTCATCAAACAATTCAGTCTTGTCCATTAAAGCTAGAACTTTAGACATCTCTTCGTTTTTTTGAAGATTATTTATAAATCTTACTTGTAAGTTTTTCTTTTTACTTTGAAGATATTCAACTGGGTTTTTATGCTTAGTTAAAAGTTTAGCAACAATTTTTTCACGCTCTTCAGCGCTTATACCGTATGCTCTACCTAAAGCTCTTTTTATATCTGGCGAAGATTTTGGATATAAAAGAACAAAATCAGCTACCGATAAGTTATCTTTTGCTATTTGCATTAACTCTTCTTCAGAGTATTCGCCAGATTGATAGGCTTTTATTAAGTTGTTTACACCTTTCAACTCTTTAGAGTCACTAGCCATTTGCTCGCCAGCATTACCTAATTTCCACTGTCTAGTAAACCTGTAAAGACCTTCTGTAAAATCCCAACCTTCAGCCCAATTTGGTATTACCTTAGTTTTGTTAAACTCTTTTATGTCTATACCTAAATCATCTGAAACAACACTTGTAACTTTACTAACTAAGTCCCTATAACCAACGTCTGAAACTAGCTCTTGTTTTAGTATCTCTAACTGATAGTTTTCCATTTCAGTTTCGATTTTATCTAGTTGATCTTGATCGATAAAATCTCCTTCTATTGACTCTATTATTTCTATTTGTTTATTATAAAAATCTTCTTCGTGTTTTTTAAAAAAGTAAGGTAAAAACTCTTTATTCATGTAATCACTTTCATGAATCAATTCATCTACAACGTCATCAGCGTTTTTGATTAACACTTCTTCTGTTCCGCCTTGATCATAAAAGTCTTTTATATTTAAATCGTTTTTAAGGTTTTTAATTTTAAAATAATCTTCTTTTATTTGATCTTTATCTAAAAACAAAGGTTCTAGTATACCTTTAGGATCTTTTACACCTTTTATCTTTATGTCTTTGAAGTAATTGTAATAAGACAATTTAATGTCTTTAGGTGAACCTGTAGGATTTGATATAAGTTTACCAGCGTAGTAGTATCTTTCTTCTAAATCTTTTTCTTTTAAAAATTCATATGTACCTGTAGCTGACAAAGCTTGGTACATATTATTCATAAAGTCGTCTATTTGTTCTTGAGATGTTCTTTGATCGCCGTAAGTTAATCCTAAATCTGTAGTGTATGCTTCAGGATCAGCAGGCCCTTCACTTTGAGGTATTGGTAAAGATAAGTCCGATGAAGTAATTGCCGATGTGGATGCC